AAAGAAGGAAATTTGTACAGAAGAGACTTTTTGACAAAAAATGGTTGGCAAATAGTTGCAAACTTTAATGAAGACGATCTTAACAGGTAGGAAAAATGAAAAAACAATTATTGCACGCAGCCTTAATACACTTTGAGGCTTTAAAAAGTAGAGCAGAAGCTAACTTAGAAATCTATTTACAAGGAGCAGTAGGTGTAGGTGAACATCCAGATCTAGTTGAGGAGATAGTAAAACTGACGAAAGAAATAACTGAAGCTGATGAATCAATAAAATATTTAGAAAAAGCTTTACTAGAAAAGGTGGGTTAAATGGGTGAATACGATTTTATGCTTAAACGAATAAAAAAATTAATTATTGATGTGCCTGATTTTCCAAAACCCGGGATATTATTTAAAGACATCTCACCAGTATTTGGGGATCAAAGCGAGTTACGTAATCTTATCAAAGCTCAAGCACGCTTTATTAAGAACGACGGTCGAGATTTTGATAAGATAGTTGCGATAGAGTCACGAGGTTTTCTTTTAGGGACACTTCTTGCATATGAAACCGGTTTACCCCTAGTACTTGCTAGGAAAGCAGGTAAGCTACCGAGAGAGGTTGTGCATCAAGATTATGGCCTGGAGTACGGAAGTGATAGAATTGAGATCCACAAAGACGACATTAGTCGTGATGATCGGGTTTTAATCGTTGATGATGTATTAGCAACAGGAGGCACAGCAGCTGCAGTTGGAAATATTATTGACGCATTAGAAGCAAAAGTAACAGGTTTTTGGTTTCTAATGGAGATAAAAGAATTAGGCGGTCAGGATACTTTAATTAATGAATTTTCTTGTATTGATGCCAGTGATATTGAAGTAGTATTATAATTTCATAGTTAACAGTTTATAATATAATGTTACGCAGGAGAGCATATGAAAAAAGTATTGGTGACAGGAGGCTGTGGTTTCATTGGAAGCAATTTGACCAAAGCACTTGTTAAAAAAGGCTGGCAAGTTGACGTTGTTGATGACATGTCAAACGGACATTATGAGTTACTAGAAGGTTTAAACACAAGAATTCTTCCTAACGGAAGCTTTTACGATGCATATCAGTATACGTTGATGTCTGAAGGGAAAGAGCGCCCACAAGACGAAGTGTTATTAATTCAAGACGACTTTGCAAACGATAACACATGCAATGCATTAATGCAAGGGATGTATGATATTGTATTTCATCAAGCAGCAGTTCCTCGCGTGAGTTATTCCGTTGAACAACCTTATCACACTACGTACGTCAATATTGGTAAGACTGTTAAGCTTTTTCAAGCTGCCAGAGGTGGTGTGAATAAAATTATCTGGGCATCTTCTTCGTCTGTTTACGGTGGTGCCAGTGTTCTACCAACTCCAGAGTTATGTGAAAAAAATCCAAAGTCTCCCTACGCATGGCAAAAGTCTGCAATCGAAGACTTTGCAAAATTAAGCTGCCAGCTTTATGATCTAGATATTGTTTGTTTGAGATACTTTAATGTTTTCGGCCCGGGCCAGTATGGTGATAGCCCATATGCAACTGCAGTCTCAGCTTGGTGCAATGCTATAGCAAACGGGCTAGAGTGTAGATCCGATGGCGATGGGCTCCAAACTCGTGATATGTGTTATGTCGATAATGTTGTGAGTGCTAATATTCTCGCAGCAATTTCTGATAAAAAGTTTAAGGGAGAATGCTACAATATTTCTTGTGGAAGAAGAACATCAAACAGAGAGATTTTAGAAGCTATGAAAGAAAGATTTGGAGAAAAAGTTAGAGTTAAGAATGCTCCGGAGCGCCCAGGTGATGTAAAGCATACTTTGGCAGATTGGTCAAAAGCAAAGAAAGACTTTGGATACGAACCGCTCGTTCATTTTTGGGAAGGGTTAGAAAAAACTTACGAATGGTGGGGGCTCAATGACTGAATTAGTATTATATACTGGGCCGATGTTTAGCTCTAAAACGACAAAATTGTTAATGGAGGCTGATAAGCGACAGTACCAAAAACAAAAGATTGTTTCATTTAAATCTAGAATGGATGACAGATATTCAGTTTTTGGTGAGATCGTCACACACAATTTTAATAAGCTCCCAGCACATCTTGTATCAACTGGCGATGAAGTAATCAATAAGATAGTGGAACTAGAAGATATATCTGACATAGACACAGTAATTATTGATGAGTTATTTTTAATTGATGGTGGTGCTGATGCCTGTGTAAAACTTTTTAAAAAAGGTTATAATGTTATCATTGCTTCTATTGACCTCTCCTTTACAGGAGAACCCTTTGAAGAGGTAAAAAATATTATGCCTTATTGCACTAAAATTGAAAAATGTACTGCAGTGTGTACCGTATGTCAATCAGACGCAAGATACACAGCAAGAAAATCTCAAAGTAGTCTTTCAAACACAAAAGACGAAAACCAAATTCAGGTAGGTGGGTCAGAACTTTATGAAGCAAGATGTCAATTACACCATAATTATATGAGAGACTAAATCAGGAGAGAATGATGTTAGACCCTTCAAGTGTTAACTGTGTTATTTATCATGCAAACTGTACTGACGGATTTGGATCTGCGTATTCAGCTTGGAAGCTTCTTGGTAACAGAGCTGAGTATTATCCATGCAAACATGGCGATAATCCACCAGATGTCAAAGGCAAGACTGTGGTGATACTAGATTTTTCGTTTAGTAATGCGACAACCAAACAAATGATAAAGGACGCAAAAGATTTGATCGTAATAGATCATCACAAGTCTGCTGTAGTAGAACTACACGATATATCAAATACAATTTTTGATATGAATAAGTCTGGTGCAACAATGGCATGGGAATTTTTCCATCCGGGAAAAGAATCACCCAAGTTTATTCAGTATATTACAGATAGAGACTTGTGGCGATGGGAATTACCATATTCAAAAGAGTTTAGCGCAGCTTTTGACATGGTACCTTTCGAATTTGAAGAATTTGAAAAATTCGAAGACGATTCTGTTTTTGACGATGCTGTTAAACGTGGGAGTTATATTCTTGCTTATTCTAAAACTGTAATTAAAAAAGTTTGTGATAAGGCTGCAAACAGAAAAATCGACGGCAAACACGTTATGGTTGTTAATTCATCCCACTGGATGAGTGAAATAGGAGCAAAGCTTTCACCAGACTGCGACTTTGCACTTATCTGGTATTATGATCACAACGATAAAAGGATCAAAGTGAGCCTCCGTGCTTTTCACGAGCACATTGATGTTTCTGAAATATCTAAAAAATACGGTGGTGGAGGTCACAAAAAAGCTGGAGGTTTCACACTACCAGGAGATTTTAAAATAGAAGAACTTTTCGACAAAGAGTGAGGTTCTATGAAGTACAGCGATAAAATAATTGAACATTTTAATAACCCAAGAAACGTCGGTAGTTTTGACAATTTAGAGAACGTTGGCACCGGATTAGTTGGAGCTCCTGCCTGCGGTGATGTAATGCAACTCCAGTTGAAAATATCTGATGAAGGTATTATTGAAGATGCAAAATTCAAGACATTCGGTTGTGGGTCTGCGATAGCTTCGAGCTCATTAGTAACAACGCTTGTAATAGGAAAAGATCTAGATCAAATCAAAGAAATTAAAAACATTGATATTGCAAAACAATTAGAACTCCCACCCCAAAAGATACATTGCTCTGTTCTCGCAGAAGATGCCATTAAAGCCGCAATACAAAATTATCACGCACGGAAAAGTAGTGAGACCTGACTGGAATGAAATATGGAAACGCTTTGCCCTTGATATTGCAAAGCGTTCACCTGATCCTAAATTTCAAGTCGGTGCTGTCATAGTTACTGATGACAATACACAGGTCTTAGCATTAGGTTATAACGGTGATCACAAAGGTGGACCTAATTGTAGGGCGTCTTTGGAGACAGGAAAGAGTGGTTTTATTCATGCTGAAGTTAACGCTTTGATCAAATGTGATTTCAACAACCCGAAAAAGAAAAAAATGTATTTAACACATTCACCCTGTCCAGTTTGTGCAAAATGCATTGTTAATGCTGGTATTGATGAAGTTTTATACATTAAAGATTATGAACCTGACATGACAGGTGTGAGAATACTTAAAGATAGTAATATTAAAGTTAAGAAATTGTCATAGGAGACATATATATATAATTATCTTTAGGTGGTGCGTCTATGAAAGAAAATCTTAAAAAAGGAATCAGGAAGAAGAAAAATAAAGTCATATCAATGATATCTGATTCTCTTTTGATACGTCACAAGAAAACAAGAATTGAGTATACTATTAGTAAGGTTCTATTTAAAGAAGGACAACCTGTGATAATTGCTTATAGATATTATGGCAAAAAAGGAAAAAGAAAACGTGTCTACATTAAATTAGACGCAAAAGAATTTAACAAATATGAGTCGGTGTAAATATGAAAGAAATTTTTAATGAGAAGGCAAAGCAAGCGATTAAAGAAACTTTAAGTTTAAATGAAGCGCTATCAGCACAACAAAAGCAATTTAGTTTCAATGTAGACCTTTTAAGCGGTGACAATTTTCAAAATCACCTAGAACTTTACCAAGGATACATTAAAAACTTCAATGAAGTAAGTGCTAAACTTGACACTGCTGACAGATCTAATGTTAATTGTAACCACTCAGAGTTTAGATCGCTAAAATTAGACGAAACTTTCAATATGAATGGTGTCTACTTGCATGAACTTTATTTTGCTAACATTGGGGATCCTCACTCAGAAATAAAAATGGATTCACTTTCTTACATGAGATTATCAAGAGACTTTGGTAGTTTTGACAATTGGCAAAAAGACTTGATGGCATGCATGGCAGCATCACAATGCGGCTGGGCAATAACATACTTAAATACGTACACACAGACATTCATGAATGCTGTTGTTGATTTACACTCTAATAACGTCCCTGCTGGATGTTTTCCAATTATTGTACTTGACGCATGGCAACATGCATACTACAGAGATTATCTTAAAGATGTAGATACTTATACACGTGCAATGATGAAAACTTTAAAGTGGCCTATCATAGAAGAAAGAATCAAAAAGGCAGATAAGATAATTCAAGTTTTACGAGGAAACTAATGAAAAATTTTAAGCAAAAATATCTTTTATTTGAACAAGAAGACATCCAGGACTCTGACGTACCTGAAGAAAATATGGGCGTTGATGGTGAATTAGTTGCCAGAAAAGCTGACGATAGTGTCGACGATCAAATTGATTCACTTATTTTAATGTACGAGAAAGAAAGTATTAGGGACGAAGAAGATGAAATTGAATCTATTAATGAATCTTTGCAAAGATTATCCTTGCGCGCTTTACTCAGAGAACAAGAAGAAGAAGACCCCGCGGCGCCGCCTGAAGCAGCTGAAGATCCAGTCGAGGAAGAACCTGATGTAGAACCCACAGGGTCAGAAGAAATATCAGCAAAGCCGGCTGATAAGCAAAAAGTACCTGACTTAGATATTGATAAATTTACTATCGACGTCGCCAGACTAGTCATGAATTATAAGCAATTGCTAGATGTTGAGAAGGCAATTATTAATAGAACTAAAAACTTTTTAGACGAGAACTACGGCGATACGTTTGTTGAAAGATTCCTAAGTACATTAGAAGAGCAATTTGGATTATCAATTGATGAATTTGATGATGAGGACGTGCAAGATGCGCCTTTTGCTATCGGCGCAAATCCAGCGGGCGCAGGCTCTGTTGGTGGTGGAAGTTAACATGTCTAAAAAATATGACTTACTTGTGAAGAAATCTGTCCATTTTAGTTTGACAAAAGATAGCCACACCGCTTTAAAAATGGCTTGTGCTGCCAGAAGCCTCTCAATGCAAGAGGTAATTGAAGCATTTGCGAAGAGGCTGGAAATCGAAGACAGTAAAATGCTAAAGTTTCTTGATGAAGTTGTTGAAGAGAAAAGACAAAAATCTAGTAAAACTTTTAGCAAGTCTGATGTTGAAAGTATATTTAGTATGATAGAGAACGAGGATTAACATGAAAAATTTAAATCGATCAAAACTTAGACAGATTCTCATGGAAGAAGTAATAAACGCGTCTGAAATGTCACAGTTTTCTGGAAGCAAGTCTGGTAAGGCTGTGAAGAAAGCTGGGGCCAAAATTATGACAGCCGGAAAACAAATCAGAGATATTGCGGAAGATCAAACAGGACGTATGAGAGAAACATTAGGAAGTCTTTCAGAGTTTGTTTATAAAATGGGTAATGCGCTAGAGCGAATGGATCATTTAGAAGAGGGTGAGACTGTTGCTGATAATCTCCCAACAGTACAAGAGCTCAAAAAGCTTTATAAAGAAATAGTAAGTTTAGAAAAAAAGTAAGAGGTCAATATGAGCTTAGAAGAAATAAAAGAAGCAGTGGCTAAATTACCTGAAGATAAAGTTGAAAAACTTAAGAAAGACTTCTATCTTGGAAGCAAGACAAAAGGTGTGCTCGACGGTCTCCAAGAAAAGATTATATCCCGCAAGTTACTCGTGTTCTCAACTGCAACAGCACTGTTAGTGTATTCAGGTTTGGATGCAGACACATGGGGAATGATCGCAATGATGTACATTGGTGGTCAATCTGCGATTGACTTTGCAAAAGTATGGAAAGGATAAAAGACAACAAACATAAGATATCTAGAAGATATCTTCGTGCCTTAATAATAGAGTCCGTCGAAAAAGAAGCTGAAAAAAACTCAAACGCAAAAATGGTCGCAAAAGCCATCAGCAAGGCTGTAAAAGTGTCAGGTTCTGTTGACTTAAAAAATCAATCTGCAACAGCAACCGTTAAAGGACCAAAAAACTTAAGTGCAACCGTTAAAGGATCCAAAGATAACATTCGTTTAACTGTTCCCTTGACAATTGGTGCAGAAAAAGTAACACTAAACTTATCTGTTCCTCCTGAAGATCTTCAAGGCGCATTCCAGGGTAAAAAATCCAAGGTTAATTTAAACGGAACAGTTGGGAAAGGTAGTGACAAAAAAAGTGTGTCGGTAGTGTTAGACCCTAATTTAAAAGCCTATACTGGTAACTTAAGAGGAAAAAACGTAGGATTTGATATTAAGTTTGATGCTAAGAAAAATGTTGGATCTACGGGCGCACAATTTAAGCTAGCTGACATGTTGCCCGCATCGAAACTTACACCTGACAGTTTAAAAATTGGGACGACGCACAGCTTCGACGCTAAAGATACAAATATTTCTTTAGGGATATCTAAAGATTTTAAATTCAATGACGGGAAACTAACAACATCAATTTCTGGCAAGGCAGGTGTTACGCCAGGTAGTGAAAAGTCTGGATTTGTTAATGTAACTTATAAACCGAAAAGTAAAAAGAAAAACAAAGGCAAGATAAGTCGCACACTTGATAAACATGGTGTGCCATTGGTTACAAAATATGCTGATACAAAATCAGGTGGGCTTAAGAAGACAAAAGATAATAAAACAACCAAGATCAAGTCTGATATCGATTCTGTAAAGAAAAAAGTAAAGGTAAATGAAATGAAGTTAACAAGAAAACAACTAGTAGAGTTAGTTTTAGAATCAACAGAATTAAAGAGACATTTAACAAACACACAAAAAAGCCTAGATTCTCTCCAGAATAAGCTTATGACAAGTGTCGACAAAGAAATACATATACTAGAAATAAACGATGTACTAAGAAATATAGTTGAATATTTGCTAGAAAAATCAAAATTGGAAAATACTTAATGATTAAATGGATTAAAGAGCAGTGGCAATGGATAGTCGGAGGCCTCCTCGCAATTATCGCGATCGCAGCCTCAAAAAAAAGAGATAGTGTAGATAGGGTAGAAAAAAGTGACAGCAAGGCAAAAGCAGAACGCGATCAGAAAGTTAATGAAAGTCAGAAGAAAGCTTACGAAGAATTTATATCAAAGAGATCAGAAGCGGAGGAAAAATTCCGTGAAGAAGTTGAGGCGATCGCTGAAAACAAGGTAAAGCGTCAAAAAGAATTAGAAAACAATCCCGAAGAACTAGATAAGATATTAAAGGAAAAATACAAGCTAAAGGGGGAATAATGTTTTTATATGCTTTTATTGCATCGCTATGGGCAGCAGACTTAGACTACGCAAATGTTGACAAAGGTGATCCAGCACCGTTCACTGGAAAATTATTAACACACGATGCAATTGCACAAATTATTGCCACACACGAGAAAGAATTGCTCCAAGCAGACCTGGACAAGGAATTTGAACTTCAGAGAACAGCTGATAATTTAAATCTTAAATATGATTTGTATTCTACAAAGTGTGAAGCAGACAAGGAAATGTACATTCAAATGATTGAGGCACGCGATGTAGAATTAAAAGCCCAAGCACGTAGAGATTGGATCCAGCGCTTAGCATTCTTTGGTGGATTTGCACTAGGTACTGCAACAACAATAGGAATTACATATTCTGTGAATCAAAATTAATTTTCGTGTAATAATTAATATAAATAGTTTAGTGAGGTTTACATGAAAGTTGCTGTTAAAAAGAGTGTGCTTTTTAATTTATTAAAAAAAAGATTAAATGAAAATAGAGGGATGGGACATGATCACGGTGGAAGGTTAATTCACCCCTTCAATATACAGTCACCAAATTCAGATCCCTTTGGTATATACGATGATGACTTACCAATTAAGTCAAGTAGTCACATGGCATCACAGTTATCGATAGAGCAACCACCTGTTGATGATGAAGATTATATACCCGGTACAATAAATGAGCTCTGCGCAGCAGCTTCTGTGATTGCTAAAGAGGTACCTATTAATCAGATAGAATTCTTCTATAGAAAGCTTCACATAATTTTAGATGAGGCTTTTGACAAAGAAGATGAAGAAATGGGACGAGGTTTTTTGAGTGAAACAATTAATATCTCTAGAAAGACAACAATAAAAGACTTCAATATTATTGCTGAAGCTTCAAAAATAAGACGAAACACAACAGTGACTAGTCTACCTGCTGAACTAGGACCGGAAGATCTACCAGGTTATCAAGATGCTGAAGACAAAGACGAGTATATGCGTGGGTATGGCTTCGCTGCAGATTTTGAAACTGAAGGTAAGTCTGAAGATGAACTAGAAGAGCATGAAAATTATGTAAGGGCACAATCCGAAGACTTTGTGTCAGGCTACACAGCAGGAACTAGTATATCAACCGGAATTCAACCTATAGATCGCGAAAGCTTAAGACCATTTTTTGCAAAACAACCGGGAGTCGACGAGGATCCTGCCATGCGAGGCGAAGGAAAACCGTTATATAGATCGTATCAACAATACCTGACCAGAACCGGTATTAAAGAGACAATGGGGAAAGACTACGAGCAGCTGGAACCTTTTGAAAAAGCTGTTTATGATGCACATGATGAGCTGCAGCTTTTCTTTAAGCAAATCGACGCTGAGTTTACTAATGAACTTATGAACCCAGATCTTAAAAAAGAATTTGGTGCTTTTCTTAAACCGCTTACACATGAATTCGAAATTACTCCAAAAACAGTTCTAACACCAATAACAGTAAAAATTATGTTCGCTGTGGTTAATAATATCAAAGATCCTGTAAGAAGAGACAATAAAATAAATGAATTGGTAATGATTGTATATCAGCGAATATTTGGAATATTAAGTAAATTAGTGGAAACAAGAAAGCATGTCAACAGAATGATGACAGGTTTTGCAAGTCAAACAGGTGATGATATTATCACTTTTATCCAAAAGGTATCACACGCAATCTCTGCTGACTACGCAAATTACGGTGTGTCTACAAGGTTTAAAACTGCAGATGAGATTATAGTTAATGCGTTAAAAATAGCTTGGTCATCGTGGATATTAACTGTTCCTATGTCTGAAGACAGTGATAAAACGTTTTTACATCAAAAACATTTTGAGAAGAATGTTGATCTAGATGCAGAAGAAGACTTCATGGCAATGTTTTTTGAACATGTTGAGTCTTTATTTAAAAAGTCCGAAGATGAATTTGAATTTAAACATGCAGATACCACAGTCTTGGTTACACCTGACGAAGCCCTAAGGGCTTCTAACGGTAAAGTTGCAGGTGCTTTTTCATTGGCAAGAGAAGAGCAAAAGTCTAGGCAGCCTGATGAAGAAACAACACCACCAGAGCCGCCTGAAGAAAGTTTAGAGGGGTTAACAGAAGAAGAATTATATGTTAAAAAGTTAGAAAAGTACGCTAAACGACTTGCTGAAGGAACTCCATTTGACTGGATCGATCTATTTCCTTATTTTGGTTTTTCAAACGTTCCCGGGATTAGACAGTGGTATTTACAAAAACTAGAACCAAAAATCAGGATCATGACCTACAAATACACAGATCCCGAAACAGATGAAGTTATTACATCGGCAATGACTGATCTTTTTGATCAAAATATGGAATTAATATCACAAACATTGGTAGAACCGCTCCAAAAACTAATTGCTAAATTAGAAAAGTCTGCTGCTAAAGGCACACTCAAACAAAGAGTCTATGACGAGAAAAAGAAAAAGGTGAAACAAGTAGACGAAGCTAAAATGCTCAAAACACTAAAAAATCAAGTACTCCCTATGATTGAAGAAATAAATAAAGCAATTGCATCAGGTGCTTCGTATGACGACATTGTTGAAGATACAGAATTTTTGCAAACAATTGGTGGATACATGTTAAGAAATATTGGATCATATCCTTTTGATGGTTTTATTGCAGGATTTTCAAAAGACTGGGCTGATCAAATTAAAGGCGTAATTAATCCAATCCGCGTAAAATACAATCCGGATGCAGGTGAGGATCTCAATAAAGATCAATTAGACAGTCTAGTTGAGTACTGGACCGGTCTAAAGGGTGAGCCTGATTTTGAAGACAAGAACAAAGCTGCTAAAAAATTACTAGATGCAAAAATTACGCCTGAAGCATATGCAGAGATCGCAATTAATGCAAAGCATGCATGGCAAGATTTAGAGTCTCAGATAGACGAAAACCAAGGCGGGCAAATGGCAGAATTGTTTACTGATGAAGTTGATAGTTTGCTTGACGACGAAAAAGCAATGACTAATGCAATCAAAAAAGCATACAAAGAAATGATACAAGAAATTGAAGACGCTGCGCGACAAAAACAGGCAGGTTTGTAATATGTCAAAGAATGAAAAGAGAGAAGGTGTATAAGTGAACAGATTATTAGAAAACGCTTTTAAAAATCGTTTTAAGGGTAACATATATGAACAAGTGAATGATAGCGATATCGTAGACATGCCAATCGAAGTCGAAGACGCCGGCTGGGAACAAAGACAAGATGATCAAAAATTCTTCTTATTTAGATCTTACACAATCAGTGATATCAAGCTTTTAAAATATTTTGTGGGAGAAATCATCTTGATGGGGAGTAAGTACAATCACCCAGCAGAAATTTATATTTACGATGACGTCGTTGAAGTCCAACTGTACACACAGGGCATGAATGACATATCACACACAGATATTAAGATGTCAAAAGATATCGATGCAATAATCAACGACATCAATATTTTAACACAAGAAAAATAATGTCTTTCTTTTTGAGTAAATCATTAGAGGGTAGAATTGCTGAGGAAGATTTATTAAACAAAGAATCAGAGGTAATTTACGAAGATGTAAAAGAAGACATCTTACCATTGTCAATTAAAGTAAATGATGTTTCTTTTGAAATGAAAAGCCTTGAAAAGGGTAGGTTGACATTGAGCCTAGACTTCGTGGGATATAAAAATTACTCGAATTTAATTGACAAAAGTGATATAGTTGAATTTTATATCTTTGATGACATGTTGTTTTCGAAAAAAACTAAAGACCTATTTATTGAAAGATATGAAAAGTTAACGAGTAATTTAATCAAATTAGATATAATTATTAACTAACGGTAGGAGAATAAAATGTTGAAGGCGAATAGCGAAAGTGAATTGTTAAAAATTCTTAAGATTATATCAGAGGAGTCTGTCAGAAAGACTAAACGCATGCTCAAAGAATCTGCTGATCCATATCAGGAAGCATATATGAACAGTGTAAGACAAAGCGAAAGCGACTACGGTGTTAGTCTTTCTGAACAAGAAGAAGCAGACCCATCACAAGAAAGAGAAGATGATATTGAAGATACTACTGAAGAAGATCAGTCAGATGAAGAATTAGGCAACACTGACGATTTCGGCGTGTCTTTCGATAGTGTTTTAAAAGACATCAATACACTTCGCTCCGGAAGATCAACTAAAGATAAAGAAATTAAAGAAGAGCTACTAGAGTATTATGACAGGCTCGACGAAGATGAGAGGGTAATATTGCATATTTTCTTGAGAGAGCTATCCAAAATCTTAAGGGGCGCAATCGATGGTAGTGAAGCTTTAGATCCTAGTGATGCGCCACTCTATGCAGACATTGTATTGGGTAAGGAAGCGGAACAAAGCAGTGAGCCGAAACAAAAACCCAAGTCAAAAAGATCGTCAGGATCGAGCGAAGAAGATGTCACACCTCCATCAAGCACACCAATTCAAGTTAACGAGGCACAAAACTTACAAGAAGTTAGAAGAAAGTTTAGAAGATTATTAAAAAGAATATGATTGTAACTGAGCAAGACATAAGAAAGGCTCTTTTGAAATCACTCTTGGAAGACGATCAACTTATCAAGGAGTTTAAGTTAGGTGCTATGACTACATCGGGAATCAGTACGAATGCCCGATGTGACTTCAGTGATATACCAAAAGAGTTTTTTGATTATTTCAAAGCTATAAAAGACGGTAATGAATCACGACTAGTCGCACTTATTGACAATGATATTGAGAAGTTAAAGAATGGAGAGGCTACTTTTTTCAAAGACTCAAATGAAGATACAATTGCAAAACTGGAAAATGCGAAATCAGATCTAATTGCTAAATCACTAGAAGACGGAGGTCAGTCTAGACGACTTGAACGCGCCCAAAAATTTCACGCCGGCAAAGGTTGGTATGGCATCGCGACCAAGCTTTTATTACCCTTAGGGGCATTTGGTTTATCTATGATGGGATTTAGAAAGTCGACCTGTGACAATATTAAGTTAGTTGCAAAAACAGCACTCAATCAAGTTATTGCGCCTCTCCTAGGTGCCAATATCGATACATCATGGGCTGCAGATGTCAAAAAGTCTCCAAGAAATAATAAAAACACAGGTGGTAAATCATATGAAGATTCAACGTACCAAGACTTTCCAATCGATTTCTCAAAAAATCTTTTTCAAAACAACCTTATTGATCGCTCTCTACGAAAAGAATTAGTAACATATTTTGATTATGAGAAATACAGCCTGACTAATTTTGATTTAGATATGTTTGAATTATATGCTAATGATTCATATGTAAATTTAAGCAAAAATAAAAAGTTAAGCAAAGATGAGACCAACACTGCAAAGCACAAAATTAAATTTATAAAAGATGAGTTTAAAGAAAAAGGTGTGAGTTTCAAAGCTATAAGGGCTGTATTAGGCAGATATCTAGACTTAGACGAAGCTCAGTCTTCAAGAGTAAATAATTATATTAAATTTTTAGAAAATTTTCCATTTGAGGACTATTTTAAAGATTCTTCAGAATGTCAAAAATTTATTAATCATAGGTTCGCAGTTCTTCTTAAATTTCTTAAACAATTTTAATTTACAATTTAATCTTGACAAAATAAAATTAAAATTATTTTAAAGAGGTATTATATGAAACAACAAAACTGGATTCCAGAGATTATGTACGAAGAATCAGACGACGGTATGTCAAGTAACATTCCTTTCATTATGGTTCCGGCAGGTGAGCAAATGCCAAAAATGATTTTCATTTTTGAAAGTAGAGAAACAGGTGAATTTGAACCCAACGAGGAGGGTGATCCTGTACCTATTTTAGAAATGGACTTACATCAATACGCGGACATGCTCCAACTCAAAGAAGGCTTAGATGAAAGTACTTATGACAAAGTAAGAGAGTGCTTAGGCTTGCAACCGCTCAGGCAGGCTGTCGTCGCAGGTAAAAAAATTACTGAAAATGTTAGAAAAAACGTGAACAAAAGTAATAATTAACATTTAAGTAGATACTTACATTATGCAATAATAAATCTTGTGGAGGAAAATTATGCGTATTAATTTTGATAGACTTAGTAAATTAGCCGGTTTGCCAGAGAGTAACACTTCTCGCAGATCACTTAATGAACACAATGAAGGGAAAAAGCACGATCACCCTCATAAAGATGTTGAAGAGATGGCAGACATCGCTTATATGGATGAAATGGCTGATGCTGAAGCAGCTGATGAAATGGCGGATCCGATGGAAGAAATGGTTGAAGTCGATGAAGCAATGTTAGTTCAAGAACTAAGACGTGCAAAAAGAATCATGCAAGAAAACAGGCGAAGAAAACAATTGTCTGAAAGCAAAAGACAACAAAGAAAACAGAGAATGTTTGAAGCGCAACTTAGATCTATTATCGATGAAGAAGTTCAAAATGTTTTTGACGAAATGAACTACAATAGCGGTTGGGTCTATGGTAATAATAAGCCTAAAAGAAGCCGTAACGGATATACACACCAGGGATCTTTCATGCCAGGGTTAGGTTTTAAAAGATAACAGCAATCCACAATTTATTATAAATTTGTCCAATTTGATATAATATATTCTTATTACACAGCGGAGGATATATGGAAAATTATCAAGTTGGGCAAATTTTATTTTTTATTGCAGACAGTAGTAAAGTCATTCCTATACAAGTAATTGAAGAAGTCGTTAGAACTACGTTAGAAGGTAAAGAAAAAACTTACATTGCTAAGCTTCCTGATAAAAAAGAAACAACTGTCGACATAAAAAAGTTAAAAGGTCACTTGTTTACTAGTAAGGAAGACGCCAAAAAATTTATGATGCATAATGCAAATGAAGCAATCAATCATATGATTAATCAAGCAGTTGAAATTGCGTCAGGTCTATTTAATGATAGCCCACCAGCTGAAGAGGTTACTTTTGAAGAAGTTGATAATGAAATTTTAGAAAAAGTGCAACCAGATGAAGAAGATGATATAATAAAAGTAGATTTAGGTAACGGCACTTTTGGAAAGGTGTCAGTTAGCAACTTAAACCAAGCAGGAGTGGCAAAGTGAAAGTACTTTTATTAGACGCATATAATTTAATATATCGAGCAAGAAGCGGATATCTCAAGGGTGATTATCCAGTAGTATACAATTTCTTTAGAGGGCTAAGGCCGCTTATTGAGAAATTTTCTCCTGACAAGGTTTACTTTGTCTTAGAGGGTAAACCAGAGTTTAGAATGCAACTTAATGATGCATATAAGGCTAATAGAACTAATAATGATAGACACTTTCATGAACAAAAAGCGCAAATCATCTCTATAGTTAAAGCCTGTTTCCCAATAACTACAGCTCGTCACCCTAAGCTTGAGTGTGACGACACCATCGCAACATTAGTAAAGGTTCACTGTACAGATGGAGACGAGTGTACAATAATTTCTTCGGATTCTGACTTTTATCAACTACTCAATGTTTTTGATAATTGCGCCATTTACAATCCTGTTAAAAAGAAAATGATTGATAAACCTGACTACGACTATGTCACATGGAAAGCTCTAAGAGGAGATGCCACCGACAACATTGCAGGAATTCCTGGGTGTGGTGATAAAACAGCAGACAAGCTGGTACGTTCTCCAGAATTGCTTTCAGAGTACTTTAAAAAAGAACCTATTAGACAACAAATATTTGAACGAAATGTTAATCTAATAAGGCTTGTCGACTTCTCTAGCAGCATGGATGAGATGGAGAGACATGAAGGTAATGCAGATTTTGAAGAACTTTATGATATATTCGATGACATGGGATTCCAATCGATGTTAAAGGAAAAAACTTGGAATAAATACGTACAAACATTTGGAGGATTATAATGTACTTAGACGACAATGTTCAACAGGCACTGCGACAGATGAATAAAATTTCTGTCAACGAAGTTTTAAAAAAAGAAGCTGATTTATTTGTAGCAATTAACGTTGAGACACAACAACGTAGAATTGTACAAATCGATCAATCACTAGTCGAAAACTTAGCAAAGGGTCAACGCCCACCTAATACTGGGAAGGGCCTATTAAAGGGGTGAAATGCAAATCAAAAGAGAGATTTATTCTGGGCAAGAATTAGATTTAAAACTTAAAAAAGGAATTGATAAATTAGCTAATGCAGTTAAAGTTACCATGGGCCCGAAGGGAAAATTAGTACTAATCAATAGAGAGGGTATGCACCCTATAGTTACTAAAGACGGCGTAACGGTTGCACAGTCAATCAATCTTGTTGATGAAGTTGAAAATTTAGGTGTACAGGTTTTAAAAGAATCTGCTAGTAGAACAGCAGAAGAAGCAGGTGATGGCACAACAACAGCAACAGTTTTATCTCAGTTTATTTACAATGAAGGTTTAAGATATAAGACAGCAGGCTTTGATATTGAGCAACTTAAGTCAGGCATTGACCTGGCAAAATCGAATATCATTGATTTGATTGAAAAAAACTCTTTACCGGTCAACGGCACAGAAGACTTACTTAAAGTAGCAACTATTTCAGCGAATGGTGAAAAAGATATTGCAGAACTAATTGTTTCAGCGATTGAAGCAGCAGGTCCTGACGGGCATGTCTTAGTCGAAGAGGCAAAAGGATTTAGTAGTTCGCTAACTGTCGTCGACGGATTTCAAATGGAGCGAGGTTTTCTCTCACCTTATTTTGTAACTGACAAAAATAAAATGGTTGCAGAGTTTAAGAAGCCTTTAATATTAATGGCCGATCGTAATTTTAATTCAATCAGAGAATTAATGAAGCCTCTAGAGGTTGCGCTAGATACTGGCCGGCCAATCGTCGTTATAGCAAATGATATCGAGGGTGACGCGATGCAAGGTCTAGTACTCAATAGAGTCAAGGGTACACTCCAGGTTGCTGCAATGAAATCACCTGGATTTGGTGGAGCTAGACATGATCTTCTTTTAGATCTTCAAACAATTATTGGTGGTAAAGTTATTGATAGTGGTTTTGATATGACGTCATTTGAATTAGAAATGTTTGGTTCATGTAAAAAAATAATCATACACAAGAATAAGTCATTGATTATTCGTGATGAGTCAAAGTCTGATAATGAATCAGCTGAGAGAATGAAAGTCATCAAAGAAAAATTGTCATACCCGGGTCTAAGTGAAAACGAAAGGCTTTTGCTTAAATACCGACTCCAGCAATTATCTGGAGGTATAGCCATTCTTAGAGTTGGCGCGGCGACTGAGTCTGAGCTAATCGAGCGCTACGATCGCGTTGATGATGCACTTCATGCAACTCGTGCTGCTTTAGAAGAAGGTGTATTGCCCGGTGGGGGAATAGCGCTGTATCAATTTGCGATCGAACATGAAAGTACTATCGATCATGAACATACTGACAAAGAAGTTATTGTTGGACATGATTTGTTGATCAACGCGTGCAAAGAACCCTTTAAACAAATTCTAAGTAACGCAGGTTTGTCACATCACAATATCTTAACAAACATACACAAGCACGGTAAAAAAGCTTCTAACGTTGGTTATGACGTAAGAAATAAACGTTTTGGTGATATGTTTGACCTAGGTGTTATTGATCCTGCAAAGGTTTCTAGGTGTGCTCTAGAAAACGCTGTTTCTGCTGCGACGATGCTTTTGTCTGCTGATTGTTCTTTAATTGAAGTTAAAAACGAATCTGCTTGATATTTATTTAACACGTAAGCAACAGGAGTAAGTATGCAAGATTATAAACTAAAAAGAAAGTTAGCAACTGCAATTGTCAATTTAAAAATTGAGAACGAAGCACACGTTCCTGACTTAATGACTAGAATTAGAATCCTTCCTGGTATAGCCGTTGTCGGTCAAAAAGATAAAGTTGCTCGTTTTTCTGATGGTGACGGCTCACTCTTGCTTAGTATCAAATATTTGCCAGAGTCTGATGAAATATTTAAAAGTTTAGAAGACATGTCGAAATTAGTTAAACGTTTACCAGGCGTAAAAACAGTAGCAATTGTCACTTTTAATAAGAGGAAAATATCCCTACATGGAAAAAAATTAATTTTTTAATTGTAAACACTTTAAACTCAAGATATAATTCTAGCACCATGTTAAATGGTATACGAAACATAGGAGGAGATTATATGTTTTTAACTGATTTTTTTGATGACAAATATTTTAATTCATACATTTCTGGTAACAATGCCAGACTTAAAACACAGACAAACACACCCTGTAATATCTATCAATCAGAAGGTTCATACATTTTTGACTTATATTTACCCGGTTTTTCTCGCGATGACTTTGACATAAATATTGATAACAATATTTTATCCGTCAAAGGTACTTCTGACTTTGCAAAGAAAAACTACATCCATCAGGAACATGTCCAGGCTGCAAAATTTGAAAGATCCTTTTCTTTGCCGAAAAATGTCAATATTGATAATGTTGATGCCGACTATACTTCTGGTGTACTGTCAATATCAATTCCAAAATTTGAAGAAAGAAAGCCTCAGGCTAAAAAAATTACTGTTAAATAATTAGGTGATTTTATATTTTGTGTGCGTTTACATAGAAAATGTAACGCACACATTTTTATTGTATAATATATACATACAACTACTACAAACTATAAATTAAACATTGGAGACTACATGGAAAGAACTGTTCTTGAAACATATTTTCGAGATATTAAAAATAAAACTAGTTTACTTACGCGTGAACAAGAAGTTGAATTAGCAAAGCGCATCGAAAAAGGTGACAAAAGAGCTAGAGATAAGATGATTGAATCGAATCTTCGGCTAGCAATATCAATAGCAAAGCAATACGCAAGGTACGGATCTACGCTAGAAGACTTAATTCAAGAATCTAATATTGGTCTCATGAAGGCTGTGGAAAAATTTGATTGGCGAAAAGGTTTTAAATTTTCAACTTATGCATCATGGTGGATCAAACAGGCAGTGACTCGTAGTTTAACTTCGAACAGCACACTTCTTAAAGTTCCGTCCCATACTTTAGCAAATGCAAGAAAAATTTGGCAACTCAAGCAAGATTACATGGAAGAATTTGGCGTTGAACCTTCTATGGAAGAAATATGTGATGCCCTTGACATGACAGAAAAACATGTCAGATTAGCTATTTCATCGATTAGAAGTAAAAACATTGCTAGTATCGACCAGCAAATTGGTGAAGAAGGTGCAAGAACACTAGGGGATATTATTCCAGACAATTCATCAACAAACATCGAGCAGATACTAGATAATAAAATTATAAGACAGAAGATAATTAAAGCGCTTGGCTCTCTCTCAAAAAGAGAAGAACTAGTTCTTCGTTTGAGATTCGGTCTCGATGAAGTACTAGAAGACGACAAAAACATTTACGATATCAACGAAAACAACGAAGGAGTTAACAATGGCAATGCCTAAAGGATTTAAATCAGAAAACGGTTATGGTACATCAAAACAATTTGACGGAGCAACTTATCATCAAATTGCTGATCAATTAAATGAGAAAGGTTATAAAATGAATCATTCCACAGCAAGAAATGTTTATGTTAAAGCCCTTATGAAGATTGCATCTGAAGTTACTGATCTTTATGATGTAAGCATGGATCAGAAAAAACTTAAAAAGATCGCTATTAATCCTGAATTCCAAGAAACCATAAGGGACTTTATGGATGAGTTAGACAATGGTATCGGGAAATGATAGATATATTTTCTATTATAGATGATCTTCGTTTTAGAACATCTTTACTAGAGAGTCTGGAGTGGGACGAAGATCTGCTCCAGACTTTTTTATTTTACTTTGATGACGCTCTTAAGTCCGACACCGATCCTCAATCTTTACTCTCAGACATTCAAAAATATTTTGGCAGAGGAACTCATGATATTATTGTCAAGCTTTTTAAAGAAGAAGCTTTAAATGTTGATGGATATTTAGATAATATTGATGGAGAAAATGATGACTATTAGTTTGAATATTATTTTAAAAAAGAATAAGATGTGCCTTGAAGACTTTATTAAGAAAAATAAATTAACTTCATATATATCTTTAGTAGAATATTGCCAAGGGCGCAGTTTTGTTCCTTGCAGTGAAGAAGATTTTAAAAAAGCGCTAGGCATCAAGGAAAAGGTTAATGTCATCAAGAAAAAACCTAGTAGGACAACTAGTAAAACACAAGAACCAAAAAAACGTAGGAATCGTCGTAAAAAGCAACAAGACACACCCAAATTACCTGACGGTTCTGACAATGGGTAAATTGGAAGAATGGAGTATTTTTTCAATTGTTCTAGATAATTAGTATTAAAAAGGAGTTTATCATGGCAACCAATTGGCCAAATTCAGGAATTAGTAATGTAGGTGAATTCCAAGTTTCTGGACACACACTACCCATAACCGGTTCGAGCGCAATTATTAAATTAAACTACGTAGCAAGTTCGATTACTGTAGCTGCTATCGATGGTGATAGAGCAGTTACTTTTTATGATGGTTCACATAACGCAGTGAATTTTACAGTACCTGTAGATACAACTGCAAAATTCAAAGGCAAGTTTCTAACTTTTAAAGTTCCAGCCAACGCGTCAGCATTAGTCGAACTAACTAATATTCCATCCGGATCGTACTCAGTGCCTACATTCACAGATTTGTTTTACGAGTAAGCCTCACTAAATGAAGTATAAGGTAGGCGATTTAATCTATGTGCCTTCTTACGAGGCTAACGGTATAATAGTCAGTGCATATGTAATTAATGAAACACAAACTATAGATGATTTGTGGAATACAAAAATATTAGTTCAAGAAACTTTGTATAAAGTTCTAATTCAAGGTAAAATAGTAACACTTACAAATCCTTTAATTGAGAAAATACAGAGGTTAACATGAATATGTTTGTATTAGATGAGCAGCCTTTAAAAGCTGCTGAATACCACTGCAACAAGCATGTGGTTAAGATGATTCTAGAAGCAGGACAAATGTTGTGCGCAGCACACTGGATGAGCTGGCTTGATAAATTTGGAAAAACGCGATCAGACTTTAGATTAATGCGTGACGTCAAACAGTTTTTAAAAGATAATGTGCCACAAGATAAACAACCCCCTTGGGGTCTGACACACGTCAATCATCCTTGCACTATCTGGACCAGACAGTCGGCCGAAAACTATGGATGGCATATAGAGCTAATGAGGTGTTTGCTACGAGAATATAACTTGAGGTATGACAAGGTTCATAAGTCTACTGAAGTTTATTATTGGCTTGTACAAAATAGTCCTGTCAGTTTTCCTGTCAAAGGGAGAACCCCGTTTCCTATCTGCATGAAAGAAGAATATAAAGTTGGTGACGATCCTATACAAAGTTATCGAAAGTATTATATTAAAGATAAGGTCAGGTTTGCAAAGTGGGAGCCTAGAGCAAAAACCCCTGACTGGTTTTTACAAGGAGTAACTAATGAAAATGAGCCAAGAAGACTTGAATAAAATGCTAGAAATTAGAAAATCACTAGTTTTGGAATTTGAAAATTTAAGAGACTATAAACAAAACCCGAATGCACTTATGAAAGAAGCCGATCATGCAGTTTTTATCGGTAAAACAATCAATAAAATAGACGAATTTTTAGGTAAGTACGTTCAATTTAGTTGATTAAATTGTTAAACTTTGATAACAAGTAAGCCTCCGCTATATAGTTAAATTATGTAGAGGAGGTTTTTTATGTACTATTATTTTCTTGTCTTTCTTCTGTTTGCATGCAATGATTATGCGATTAAAAACGAATTAAATATCGGCCCTGAATTAGTTGTTTATCCGGAAAATATTGATTTTGGTCACCTCAAGTCAGGAACTGAATCTGGTCAAGAGGTATTCGCGGTAATTAACGCTGGTGACGAAGACTTGGTTATAAGTCACCCAGCTCTTATTTCAAATACTGCTAGATTTAGTCTGGACCCAGATTTACAAGAAAATTATACAATCTTGCCCGGTGATACGCAAGAATTTAACATTTACTATACACCTGAGACATATGAAACAGGTGAAGCTATCATCAGCCTTGTATCAAATGACGAGGATGAGAATCAGTACGAAATACCAGTGACAGGTTTTGGAGATGCCCCAGTTATATCTGTAACTCCGGAGACATTTGATTACGGGCAAATAAGTATAGGTTGCGATAATGAAGAAAGAATTACTATTCGCAACGTAGGAAACCTAGAGTTGACTGTTGATAACATTACACAAATGGTGACGTCACCACCGGACATCATCATGGAAATGGGATCTTTACCTCCACCACCATGGCATTTAGCGCCAGGACAAGAAGTTGATTTTCTCGTATCTTATATACCGATTGATATTAGCTATGATGAAAGTGTAATTAGAGTAGAGAGTAACGATCCTATACTACCGCTAGTTGAAGTTGTGCAGTACGGAGAAGGAGACGTTGAACATTGGCATACACAAACGCATGTCCAAGAAGAAATTGCACTTTTAGATGTACTTTTTGTGGTCGATAATTCTGGGTCAATGAATATATTTCAGCAAGAGTTAGGAAGTCAAATGAATGCATTCATGAATGTATTTGACAGTTCGGGAGCAGATTATCATCTTGCTGTTATAACTACAGATGAAGCTCGATTTAGACAATACGATGGTTATACTTGGATCGATCAGACTCACAGAGATCCTGTTTTATGGATGCAGAATGTAATAGCTTCAATAGGTATTCACGGAAGTGGTTTTGAAAGAGGGATAGAGATGGCCAAGTACGCACTTGAAGATGACGCAGCACCCGGAAAAGACTACAATAGAGAAAACGCAACCATGGTCATTATATACGTATCAGATGAACCAGATCATTCGCAAGGAGGATTTACTTCGTACCTTAGTTTCTTTGACAATTTTAAAATCTCACCGAGCTTGATGCGTCAATTTGCTGTCATTGGCGATTATCCAACTGGGTGTCACTTTCCTTACTTGAATCGTTCTAGAAATATTACTTTTGGTGGCGGCTACTATGAGATGACCCAAAGATACAACGGAGACTGGTATTCAATATGCGCTGTAGATTGGGGGCAGCAAATGCAAAACTTAGCAAACACTGTCACAACGCAACGATCTTTTAATATAGATGAAAGTGATCCGATTGAATCAACAATAATAGTAACAGTTAATGGACAAGCTAGTAGTGATTGGGCATACGATTCAATTACAAATTCTGTCATATTTAATGAAGCAAGTATACCTGAACCAGGTCAGACAATTATTATAGAGTATGCAGTGTGGGGCTGCGGGGGATGAAGAAAGCTTGGCCGTTAACTGCTGCTTTATTCTTAGGATTCTTAATAGGTTTAACCATTAAGAACGTTTACAATTTAACTGCAAGACAACCTAATCAATGGAAAGATAGACCGGTTATAGTTAACTGCGCTGGTGACGACATTAAAGAATCAACAATAAAAAGGGCAGTTAATTTTTGGCATGAAAAAGGTGAAGAAATATATTTTTATGAGTATAGATTTATTGAGAGTGTATGCAAAGATGTTAAATTAATGGACGGGTTTATTATTATTACGACTTCAAAAAATGCTAAAAATAGTGATCTCACCTTAGCATCAACAACAAGATCAGCTAGGCTAGGCGTAGTTCAGTCAGCAATTATAGAATTCAAACCAGGTACACATAATTTTATTTTACTATTAGAGCATGAGCTAGGTCATGCCTTTGGCTACACACACCGAAAGATTCCTGGTCATATCATGCACCCTTACTATGACATGATGGGGGATAAATTTTGGTAACAATTAAAGACCCGAAGCAGTCTCAATTGACATTTGTCGATCTGATTGACCTGCTATAGCTGCAATTTGAGAATCAGTAAGTGCGACACCGTCGCCAATTTGTATTGAGTCTATTTGACCGGTGACTGATTTTGACCCAAACATCTTCCCAGTGCCAGATGCAAAACCACCCCAACCTAACGTCGGGTTTGAAAGTGGAGGGAGTATTTTAGTACCTTGGGGCGCAGTATTTTGGCCATTTTGCATTGTTATTTTGGAGCCATTTACAAATAGATCTATGTTTAAAGCAGAACCGGTATCCTTGATCCGAATTGCAAAGTGATTCCAGGTGTTTATAAGCGTAACTGAAACACCGTTTTTAAATTTAGTAATATTACTAGATCCATTATTATGAATAATTCGTGCAGTCATTGAGTTTGAACCAAGCCCCCAATCACAACCGAATCTTCTTGTTCCAGCGTTACCTCTACCGAATACCGCTTTATTGCCACTTTGATTGTTACTGACGTTTGAAAGATTTTGCCACCACGATATTGTGAATTCGTCATTTACAGTCTCACCTGTACCACTATCGTATGCAACGTATCCATTTGAGTTTAAATTGACAGTAAAATTTCCGGCTGGATGTGTACTAGTATCATTAAAGATCGTGTGCCCAGCTTCTTCTTCAAAAAAAGTACCTGCCACTTCACCACCGCCACCACCAGACGGACCAACACCTAATACTTTTTCGGCATTTTCTACACTAACACTTAAGACTTTTGTGATGTTATCTAATGCTACACCAATGACTTTTGTAAATGTAGACATTATAATTCCACCCACGCTGATGACGGATTAAAGTAAATAACATTTGACGTCGTTGTGCAATAACCCACTACTCTAACAAAGTCACCTGCACCAGACGGAGCAGTAGTATCCATTCCTCCAGCAGTTGTGCTTATGTAGACTGCTTTTCCAGCAGAGAAATTAGATAAGTAACTGTGTGCATCAAAGAACCCTCTAATTAAAACGCCGTCGGAAGATGGACTAGATCCTAACGCAATTCCTAACAGCTGATCTGCACCTGATGCAACAGCATCTGCGTCAACTTCAGTCCAAGTAGAAGAAGTATTAAGATAATACAGTTTTCCTGCTGTTAGTGTACCAGATCCGAAAGTTACGACTTCGCCTCCTCCGGTATCATTAGCCAAACTAGTAGGGTTATGATGTATATCTAATTTTGTAACTGGCGTAGTATTTCCAAAACCAACGTTTCCGTCCACAGTTAAATTTGTTGCATTTAATAATTGCAGTGAATCCGATCTCAGTCTAGCTGTGATAGTTTGACTTCCTGCTTTTATATTTGCAAATTCTATAATGCCGTCTTCTGTTCCATCACTGGCATCATTGATTTTACCAGTGATTTTTGAGTATGTGATTTGTTGATCGGCATCATTTTCTCCTAAAAATTTAATTTGCCCTAAGTAATCTGCATCTGCCGGAGATCCACTGTTTCTTTTTAGAGAGAATACTGGGCCTGCTGTGCTACTATCTTCAGTTGTTTCTAGGCTCAACATTGATTCCGTGGTTGTTCCAACCACACGTGCACTGCCTGTCACTACAAACGAGTATGTGTCTGTACCTGCAGAACCAGATACGATAATACCTTCTGCAAAACGCATCGTTGCTGTTCCCATATTTTTAATTTTTGGCATAATAACTCCGTAAAAACATTGTATAATTATACTTGACACGGAGTGAATAACATGCTAGCTAAAATAATTTCTTTTTTCTCACAAGATATGCTGTACGGAATTGGTTTTTTAATAATTGGACATGCGATGGGATGGTTTGCAGGAAATTCTCAATTTGTTTGGGCGTACTGGGAGGATAAACCTATTTTGGCTACACTTTTATTTGGCACACCTGCAGGATTGGCTTTTTGGTACGGTTCAAAATATTGTTTTGCTGCGACTGGTGGAGAGCTTTGGAGTGTACGTTTTATCGCTGCAGTTTTCTCTTACACAGTTTTTCCAATCATGACCTGGTATTTTCTGAATGAGTCAATGTTCACACCCAAAACAATGATGTCAGTATTTTTAGCACTTTCTATTCTTTTTGTCCAGATTTATTATAATTAATAATAAGACCGAGGATAAGCATGAAAGCTAAAAAAGGGGAATGGTTTTCTTTAAAATGGGAACCAAAGGATTATTATTGTAAAGAATCTTATTTACAACTGACACATTGTCCAGTTTTTGTTTGTGCAGAAAGAGACACAGAATCGATATCGTGTGACTTAGAAAATAAGTACCCGAAACTTTCATTGGCATCAATAAAGCGCACATCAATGTTCATAAGTTTAAAGAACGGTATTAAGGTTCCGACTCATTATCAGATCGGAATGTTAATGCCAGGAGAAGATTTAAAATACGATACATGGTTGCAAAGATATTTCAATATTGATGATGAAGTTTCTGAACAAATTAAAAATAAAAACTTATTACAGCAAAAAAGTATTTACTTAGAACATACAGCAAAAATTATAAGACATGATATGCACAGTGGTATCAACACTTATATTCCGAGAGGCCTGTCAATACTACTTAACAAGTTACCTGAAGAGGTGATAAAAGAACACAAATTAAGTCTAGGGCTACGACTTCTGGAAGAAGGTCTTAAGCACTCACAAAAAGTTTACAAAGGTGTTTATGAGTTTACCAATTTAGTAAAAAGAAAACCAGAATTTAATGTCGAGAATCATAATGTAACTAAAGTTCTCAGTCAACATCTTGAAAGTACTTCTTACAAAGACAAGGTTAATATTTCGGAATTATGTGACATCGAAATTAATAGCACATTATTTACTATTGCTATTGATAATTTTATTAAGAACGGCATTAAGTATAACAATAATTTTTGCCCTAGGATTGAAATATTCATGAACGATAATAATGAGATAGTTATACAAGATAACGGTATAGGTATGTCACAAATGGAATACGACATGCAATGCATGCCTTACATGCGTGAAGAAGTAAGTGATGAAAAACCACAAGGACTAGGAATCAACATTGCAAATTCAATCTTAGAGGAACACGGTTTTAAAGTTAGTGTTGAAGAGTTAGAAACGGGGACAGCAATAAAAATAAGAGTAAGATGAAATGAGTATTGATAAATTAATAGCAAAATTTAAATTCATGAATATTTTGGTTGATAAGATAAGCACACAGTCAAAAGTCTGCTTGATTGTTTCTCTTTTGATACTTGCTAGCTTGTTTGCAATTCAAAGCCTGATTGTGTTTCGTGTTTATGAGCCCAGCTACAATCTTGCTCTAATAGATTATATTTGTGTTGTTATTTTTATGATACCTTTTTCTGTCTTTATAAGGGATTTTTTACTTAGTGTCAAAAATAATGAGAAAGAGTTATTAAAAGAAGTTCTAGAAAAAAACACTTACTTAGAACACGCTGCAAAAATACTTCGCCATGACATGCATAGTGGGCTCAACACTTACATTCCAAGAGGAATAAGATCATTAGAGAGAAGATTGCCAGAAGAATTGGTAAAAGAGCACAAGCTTGAATCACCACTTAGACTTTTAAAGGAAGGCTTGGTCCACTCTCAACAGGTCTACAAAGGTGTATACGAATTTACTAATCTTGTCAGGAAAGATGCAACGCTTCATTTAGAGTTAGTAGATATTGGGGAGGCACTCGAGACTCACTTAAAAAGAACAAGTTACTGCGATCAAGTTTTATTATCAGAAGACTTACCCACAATTAATATCAATGAGGCACTCTTTTGCACAGCAATTGACAACTTGATCAGGAACGGCTTGAAGTACAATGACAGCAAAACTAAACAAGTCAGAATAGAAATGATAGATACACATACACTTGCAGTCATAGATAATGGTCGTGGTTTGTCTAGTCAAGAATTTAAAGAATTATGTAAACCCTATACACGAAAAACTAATCAAAAAGAAATAGGCTCCGGATTAGGATTAAACATCTGCGTCGCCATACTTAAGGAACATGGGTTTAGCATATCTGCGCAAAAACTGCAACAAGGCACAATGATAAAAGTGGGGATCAATAATGGAAATGATTAATTCAATTTTACTAGTAGACGATGAGTGTTTATTTCATCTGGTATTTGAAGATGCGTGTAGTCTTCTTGACATAACACTTAATTTAGAATCAATTGATTCTGCCGATGAAGCTGCTAGGTTATTTGATGCATGGAAGTCTACACCAGAAAAGAAACCGGACTGCGTTTTTGTTGATTTAAATATCATAGGCTCATCATTTAACGGCATTGAATTAATTCGTAAGATTAATTTTGAATATGGGAATGGTGTGGTCATTGGTATTATATCTTCTTCAGCAGACAGTGAAGAAATAGCAAAGGCTGTCCAAGCTGGTGCACAATTTTGGATTGTCAAGTCAGACGATATCGAGCCGAGACTAGAAGAGTTTAAAAAAGATTACAGCGGTTATGTGGATAGAACAGGAAGTTTTAAGGTATATAAATGAAAATAACAAGAAGACAATTAAAGAATATTGTTCTAAGGGAGTTTAAGGAAACCGGGCAGAATTTTTACGATATATTTTCCGATACTCCTCCACCTGAAGCTGTACAAGATCGAGGTGATGGTGGCGGTAGAATTCATCAGGTAGTATTTGTTGGTAACGACTATAATGATCCTAGTTCTTGGCGGTCAATTCCAGTAAACATGAGCATTTTAAATGCAATGAGAAACGCTTTTGATTCTCTTTCTAGAGAAACGCAAAGAACGCTATATTCTTATATGGGTGGTATGATTACAGTACCTGATAATGAGAAAGCCAGTTTAAATGAGTTAGGAAAGTTGTATCGTGAAATGTTAAATAGTCAATTTGAGACAGTTCCGCAACCTAATATTAGAGAATATTACGCAGTTTTTCACCCAAGTTTTGCAGCTCATGGAAAAAATACACCAGAAGGCCAAGAAAAAGCATTAGCGTTTTACAGATCAGTTGCAGGATACATGCCTGACAGAGAACTGCTTAGCGAGTATGAATTCATAATGCATAGTTCGAGTGCGCTATATTGAGTCATGAATTTTAGCAAAGAAGATATACAACAGCTTTTACATCTAGCTAAAGAGAGACGCGTTTATCTTGAAGGTAACATCATAAAAATCATCAAGACAGACAATGAAGATTTTAAAAAGTATCTTAAGGAAGCAAAAGAAAAGGATAATGAAACCAGAAAGAAACGATTAGAAATCACAAGGCAAGTTCAAGATCAGAACAAACAATTGGCAGCGAAAGCAAAAGAAAATGAGTCGCTGATGTTAGAGCTTAAGGAAGCGTTAGAACAGGCAGAAGGTGCAAAAGAATCTGCATTAAATGATCTAGACCTCATGCAAAAGAAAACTCAGTTTGAACTAATTGGTAACATTGTCAACGTTGCACTCTGGATCATTGTAGGTGTAGGAGTCATGACGACAATACTATATATGGTTGCATTATACACCAAAGGCTCCGGAGCTGACACTACGCTTATTGGAAACACATGGTCTAACTTATTAGGCATACTATTAACAAACTCTTTTAGCATAATAGGTACTATTATGGGTGTTAAGTACGCTAGTGAAAACAGTAAAAAGGAAGAAAAGTGAAAATTTCAAAAAGACAATTGATACAATTAATTAATGAGCATGTTTACGGAAGTCGTCAATACAATTCGCGAAGGCGTCCGGTTAATCCAATTGATAGAATATTTGATCCTGAAGACAGAGAAAAAGCTCAAAATATGTTTAATGCCCCTGATGATGGCATGGGCTTCGGTGATATGGCATTCGAACTAGGGCGAGGTGCAAACCAAATTATACCTAACGAACCTGGTGATGCTCCAATAGAACCTCAGTCAAGAGCACAGTTTGATGCAGATATGGCGAGATATGAATCAGAAGAGTTACGTAATAATATTATGAATAGCTATGATTGGCAAACAGAATCACAATTAATAAACAATAATTATGATTATAAAGTGTATCTAGATCAAGTAATGGGCCGGCGGTCATATTATGGAGAATGGGGAGCACCAGCTAAAAGCCCGCATGAAGATTATGCAGAAATACTAGGTTGCAATGTAAATGATTTAAGATTTTTATACAATCAAGGACGCTCAGATTATCATTATCCTGAATTTAGTTCTATGATGTCCTTACTGTACAAACTTGAAAAAGTCGGGTCATTTGTCAAACGAGGTATTAGGCTTCCTAAAGAAAGAAGCGAAGATATATTTGGTTACGCCACCACGGTCATGACAATATTTTCTCCAAAGACAGACAAGACAGAACCAACTCGATATAAATATTTGACTATTGATGACGGCCATCTTAAATTAATTGTTACGTGCAAATAATTTGTAAATGATAGAATTAATTGCTATTATATAATTATGGGCCGCTAATGGCTTCGACGGAATAGAATCAAGGAGACAGTGCAAGCAGGTGAGACGCGACCTCAACAGTTCAAACAATTTAGTTGCAAATAATAACGCACACTTCGAATCTGTAGCTTTAGCTGCTTAATCGGGTGGTTGCCTCTGACCATCTTTCCAATAGAGGCTTTAGCAGTTGGAGCTGCCAAGAAATAAAATGACAACAGTCCTCCCACATCACAGCAGAGGCAAAAAAGCGGTGGATATCCCTGTTATCCGGAGAAAAATGATAACTATGCTTGTGAATGACTAGAACTAAGACTATTGCGGACGTGGGTTCGACTCCCACGCGGTCCACCATTTTTTTAATTTTTCATATTCAGCCGTATAATTATAGACTGCAGAGGTGGAATATGAAAATTACAAGAAGACAACTTATGTCATTGATTATCGAAGGATTACGTGACGTAAAGTATTTTGACAAAGACATACAGCAGATTGACGCGTCAGACATGTCAAAAAAAGAATTAATGCAGATGTATGGTAGCAAAACAGGTAGGTTGGCTATCGGTGCAAAAATTAAAAATTTTAGCAAAATGTTTGGTATGCTAGATCTTGATGTCGATGTTTTTTTTGTTCCTAGGCAAATACTTTACACTGCCTTTAAAGATACGTTTTCTCACCTCTCAACAGGAGATATAGAAAACTTGACTAATCCCATGCAAAGTGTAATTAATAACGAAAAAAGCACGACAGCAATTAATTTTAAGTCAAAATTATCTTCGATTGCGACGGGAGCTAAAAGCGAAGAAATCAACAGGTTGACGGACAGTATTAACACAGACGGTCTGACAATCATAGTTCAGACAAAAGAAGGTACACGGCAGCCTAGCAATAGCTTTTTAGATATTAGTCTACCTTGGATATTGCATGATATAGGACATAGTGTTATCGACGTCGAGTCACCAGGAATACATAACATATTTAAAAGTGTTAAAGGTGTCTTCGGTAAAACTGGATTAAGAGGACGCGGAGGAGACAAATTAGGTGGAGAGAGAATGGATCTTATGCTCCAGACAAAATATCCAGATCTATACAAGTTTTTCCAGGAAAACAATTTTACTAATACTCTGCAACCACATGATGTTTACGCTTCACTATTCGCTTATTATTTAGTTTATAAAGATTTTCCTCCCCAATTAGATGGAGAAGACAGAGGTAAGCTAGGGTATATTTTCGATAATGTTATTGACTCTCTAAAGGGAAGGGTTTATATTATGGACATGTATGAGCTAAATAAATGAGGAACACTATATGAAAATTACAAGAAGACAATTAAGGCGTTTAATCGCTGAAGCTGAGTTTACACCCGGGCGACCGTTAAATCGAGATGCAATGTACTTTGCGCTAGGTATGCATCCATCCCAGATAAAAGAAAAAGAAATAAGAAGTCACCCTTTTTATGAAGAGGGTCTATATAGCTTATATAGTTTTATTGAGGTAAATGCAACACCTGGGCGATTCTATAGCCCAGAACACATAGACGATATTGTTGAATCTGGAACCGCCTATTTGGAAGGACTGTATGAAGGATCAGTCATTGCTGGTAGGGTTGGATTTGAAAGAGAAAATCCTGTTGATGAAGACTTTACAAGTGCTTTACTTCAAGATCTACTAAGTAACGGTTACGTAGACGTCGATGTTGACGATTTAGTTGTACCCACTTCCGCTGGTGAAAGGTGGTATGACGCGCATGCCTAGAAAAAAGAAAAAGAAAAAGCTATGGAGTAAACAATCGTTATACGAAAGAAAAGACGGTAGCAAAATTCTCATGGACAGCACGTGGGAAGTTGCCATGGCAGAGAGACTAGATCATCTTAAAATAGCGTGGGATCGTAGAGAAGATATGAAGCTTAAGTACTTCTCAAAGACAGGTCGAAAAAGAAACTACATCCCTGATTTTTATCTGCCTGACCATGATATATATATTGAGGTGAAAGGTTACTGGACCGATGCCGCACGTTACAAGATGAAAAACGTAATGGAAGTCAATGAGGTAAAAATAGTAATTCTTGAATCCCTTGAGGCGATTAAAAAATTTAGTAGGAGAAAGTTAAAGTGAAAATTACAAAAAGAAAATTAAGAAATATCTTGCTAAAGGAAGGGCTAATTAACGAAGGCGATATGATTAGCATGGTAGCTTTATTAGCACAAGCTGCCATAGCAGTTTTAGCCGTAGGTACACCAGCTGCAATACTTTACGCACACAACATGCTTGATGAGCGCATGAAGAAAGCTTTTACTAGAAGAGATCTTGAAAAGATCAGGCAGTCACCTAATCCTGATGAGGTCGCGAAAGAAATACTCCAGCAAAAGGGTTTAATGATGGGTGACTACGGAATTCCCACAATGGACTTAGAAGATCCGGATGCTGCAAGAAGAAGAAAAAATTATTTTAAAACAGCACATCCTTTTGATAAGAAATAATAAGATATATCGGTGCTAAATGAAAATAAGTAAACAACAACTACGAATGATTATTAATGAAGTGTTAGGCAGTGACTTAACTTCTGACATTTCTCAAAATGCCCTAAGTCTTTTACAAACTTTACTCAGACCTGCTATTAAATCAAAGATAATTAATAACGTCGAAGATTTTTTATCTCGGGCAACATTACTAATAGCAGATGATCCATATACCGGTCTTGACATGGTATTGAAAATTGATGATGTGGCAGCTGCTTATGTTGAATATAAACGATTAGGGCGGGAGGAAGCAAGGTACGGTGTCCATTGCAGACCAGATCCTTACGCACAACAACCTACTTACATGTTAACTAGAATAGCTAGTTCATCATCTTTTAGAGGTGGTGGCTTTGGTCAAATTTTAGGATTTTTGTCTGTGTGCTTTGTTAATAAAGAAGGGCGGACAGTTACATCTGACCGAAACACCAGCGATCTAGCTGGAAAAGCTTTAGTAGACGCTCTAGATTCAATTGGTGCACAAAAGTCAGAAAGTTTTGACTATGTGGGGTGGCTACTCGGTTCAATGCACAGAGCACTTTACAAAAACAGAGAACTTAACACAGACACTTTATCATATCATTACGATGATGTCATAAACACATCAAAATCTGGTGCGAAAGGTGTAAGACAAAGTAGAAAATTAGAATCAGAGTACAACAAAGAAATAGAATTTTTAATTAAAAAGTTTTTTGCAAAACACAAACCACTAACACAAAAACTTTCTGACGACTGTGTTCCTTCTCTTAACCTTACTTTTGGAAGTAAAAACCATCCTGTCGCAGATATTTACAATCGCTCATCTTTTAAACAGTTTCTAGAAAAATATATCGATCTACCAACAGAACAGTTGCAAAATGATTTAAACGCTGACGAAAGAGTTCAAGGATATACTTTTATTTTAAATAGTGAAGTAATAAACATTGGGCTCGAGATTGTCAACGTTATTAACAAATCCGAAAAATATAATGATAAAGTATTCGATAAAGCATTTGATGATGCACAGGATATGTTTGGCGACGAATATGAAAAGAGTGTAACTGAACCAGGTGTAGGATATAGAAATATAGGTAATCAGTCTAACGATCCTTAAAATATTTTAATTTTACTAACGACAGAAGATAATTAAGGCATGTGGAGAAACATATGTCTTTTTTATTATCTGAGGGTATGAATTATCATATTGACAATGACATTCCCATTAGGGAGAGTGTCTACAGGCCTGGGTCAAAATCATTCTTTGCTTTTATTTTAGAAGCAAAAAGAGCTTATCGAGCAGGGTTAATTGAAGCTGATGAGTATGATCATGATTTGTTAACGTCAGACATAGGAGAATACGGAGAGTTTAACGGAGGGTTTGTTCCCCTTGATTACCCTATCCCTGCTGAGTTAGATGAATCTGTTGACAACGTGGACAATATTGATGAGAAGCGAAAAAGAAAGCGAAAAAAGAAAAAATCTAAATCAAAGTCAGGCTCGTTTTATCAGGGAAAGAAAGTTCAATTGAATAAGCCAAAACGTGGTGGCTCTAAGAAATTCTATGTATACGTAAAAAATCCAAAGACAGGCAAGGTTAAAAAAATATCTTTTGGGTCAAAAGGTATGTCAGTCGGTCTCAAAGATCCTGCTCGTAGAAAATCTTTTGTCGCACGCCATAAGTGCAAAGAAAAGAAAGACAAAACAAAAGCTGGGTATTGGGCGTGTAGAATTGGTCGATACCCACACTTGTTTGGTGGTAAGCAGAAGTATACTTGGTGGTAATGTGAAATTTAGTAGAAATCATTTAAGTCTTATTCTTGAGTATGTCATTCTCGAGACAAGAGCAGCAAGGCAGTGGATCAATAAAAACGTGGATCCTCAGGATCTAACAGAAGGAGCTGATCTGCTCATTGCTTACAACTCAGGCATTACAGATATCAACATACTCTCTTGGATCAAGAAAATTAGAAAGATTGTTCCTAAAAATTATAGGGAACTGCGCATTCCTCTCTCTGCAGGAGAGGTCTCTAGAGAAGGCATACCTTTGTTCGAGAAGTCGATAGAGATAAACTTTATAGTAAAAGCGATCAATGAATTTAGAAAACCAAAACATCAAGCCATATTAAAATCTAACGGGTACCCCACTAATCTATCGACAAGAACTTACTCTGATATACTTGCCCTAGTAAGTGTAAATGCACAAGTTGATAGCGCAATAAAAGCAAAAGAAGCTGCAAAACGTAGAAAAAAGTCTGGTGATGCAGGCCTAAATTACGATCCAACTAGCGTAGACTTTATAGGGGATTTTGGCCCATGGACAGTGTTAATGCCTAATACAGTTGAAGGTTCGATCAGTTGTGACATGAGCACTGCAAGGACAACAACTTGGTGTACAACAAAATCAGCAGGGGAAAATCTCTTTAATCAGTACGTTGGCAATATATCTGAAGATGAAGACACTATTCTTTTTTATGTCATGGATTATAATCGTGTTCCTGATAACCCTAAGTTGCAACGCGAGAAGGCTGCCACGTACAATAATGACAGTAGAATGTCAATTGGTTTTCGTGGCGGAGAACCTCAACTCACCGGCGCTCATGGAAGCTTGTCAGTCGATGCATCAAATGCCGGTCTTACGGAAAAGGTTGTTAAGGATAAGCTAGGTATATTTTACCAACCGATCATGTTTGCAATGACAAAAAAAGCTCGGATAGTAGGGACTAATCACCCAGCAAAACAAATTATGAGAAATGCTGCCCAAAATTTATTAGTGCTTAAGCAGATCATTAAAGATTACAAACCTGTATCTAAAAGGGCATTTTTTACCGATTTGAGAAACTATTACCATAATAAGCCTGAGGCTTTTTCACCTCAAGTTGTTGATTACATTACCTTTGGTGTGAGTTATGAAGAACACAGAAGTCTTCTTCCTACCTATATAAATAAAGCAAGCGTCCAAGAAGTTGCTAAGTATGTTGACATGGTTGAGAAGTCAAATGGTAGTGAGCCGTGGATAAAACACTCAGCGTTTGAAGACAGCACAGAAATAGTTGATGCTGACTTTAATGTTGTTAAGAACACCCTTGATTACAGAAAGTGGACATGTCTAAGTGATGTACTGGTTAATCGTGGACACAACCTTCCAAAAGACTTACTCACCAAAACATATCTTCTAGCAAGAGAATATTTTAAAGAATATATTCCAAAATTTCGCGAATTTCTTCCTCCGGGCCTGTTACCGGAAGAAGAGCGCAAAGGTTACCACAGCGATCAGTTTATCTTCCAATTACTGATGGATAGTGGAGTTCCTAAGGAAGGTATTCCCGATGAATTGGCGATAAACTTAGAAAAAATAAATGAGCTCCAATCGTCTGAGGCTTACTTAGACTCTGTAGAGCAGGCAATTAAAGACTTAAATTTAACAGAGCACGAACAAGCACCGCAACATATTTCAAAAATTGTGACCACCATAGCAAAGGTTGATAGTCAACAAACAGAACAAAGCTCGAGGCTTGCTGACAGGTTTAATGTAAAAGAAAAATTTAAGGATTATTTTGCCCTGCAGAAAGAATATGACGTCAGAGGCACAAAATTTATGGACAGAATAATTCCTCCAGAGTTGATTTTTGGAGTTAGAGTTTACAATTCCATAACAAGTTTTCGGAATCCTGTGCGAGTCCACGATCTCCCCGAAGATATTAAGACTACTGATACCCATATTGCAGATTACGATTCAATTGTAGACTATTTATTTGAACTGTTTCCCCAATTGAAAACTCTACCACTAATGGAACCTGATAAACTAGAACCCACCCTAGAAGATGCAGGAGCAATAGGTTTGCTTAAAGCAACTAATTTTATTGGTAAGCTCATTGCAGGCTCACCTAAACCAGAGACGGTACGAAGAGTTTTTGACATGTCATCCGGTGTCTTCTATCAATATTTACTATACACAACCAGAAATTATTCTATTCCAGATGATATCTATTATGATTTTTTCAAGAAAGCTGAAACAAACAATCTGAATCCTGACCGGTGTGATTTATTTGTAAGAAGTCTAGGAGACACACTCATGTTTAGAATAGAACGCAAATACGCTATGAGAGTAGGTATGACTATGCCTAACTTCGTAAGAAGGCTTGACATTCCACCCGATGAACCTGAGTATAAGTTAAGAGAAGAAGTCGAAGAGATGATGGCGCAGAAAAACGAAGCTCATAAAGGAACTAAACCAGATAGATACATTG